CGAGGCTTGGTATATGCTACCAAATGATTGTAAAGTAATAATGAAAGACTTGAAGAAAAGTTTCATTGATAGTTTGGAAGCGGATATTCAAGGCGCTATAGACAAGGCTTGGAATTCAGGTTTTTCAAATGGATTACATTAACCTTTAAACAACAAGAACAATGAAAGAATTAACTAAATACCAATTAAAAATAATTGAAGCACTTAAATTAGGTGCTATATTACAATCTAATGAGGGTAAAGACTATAAAACGTGGCTTATTTATCCAAATGGAGATAAGTTAACAGTTAGAAGAGACTCCGCAGAAAAAGTATGTGAGATTTATGACAGGCAATTAATTTTTGGAGAACATCTTGGTATAAGATGGAGATATTAGTAACAATTTAAAATCAAAATAAGATGAAAAAAGAAGCACAAACATTTGAAGAAGCGGTAAAGCCATTAATGAAATGGTTATGCGAGAACAAGCACCCACACACAACGGCGATTGTAACGGGCAACCTTGCAGAGTTAGTTGAAGGAGTAGAGCTTGTAAAGACGGATGAATTTATTGTAGACTAAACAACAAGAAGAATGAAAGATATAGAAAAGATTAAAAGTGAATTGATTGCAATTCAAGATTTTTTAAAAGACAAGCAGTTGTGCATTGTTATTACAAAAGATAGCATTGAGTGTTTATCATCAGATTCACAAGTACAGAATATTAATTTTAATAACAAGAATGATGAAGAATAAAATATTTAAGTTACTATATATTAAGCAAGAAAAGCAATATGAAGATGCGTATGGAACTTGGATTAAATTTAGAATCAACCCATTTAATCCACTGACATATGTAGTTATTATTTTCGGACTATTAACGGGTTTAATTATGTTTGGGATAGTTGGAATTTGGAGAGAAATTGATACAACAAATCCCTTTAAATGGAATGAATATCAAATTAGTGAAAGAACCTTTAAACAACAAGAACAATGAAACTAAACAAAGACGATAGAAGAGAAGAAATGGCAGCTTATGGAACTATGGCTATTCTCGCAGTAGGTTTAATGCTAATAATCTACGCAATATTTTGTAACCTTAATTAATATATACAATGGAAAACAAGTTAAACACTGGAGCAATCTTTAAAAACGACAAAAAGACGAGCGACAAGCACCCTGATTACAGAGGTAAAGTAAACGTAAACGGCAAAGAAATGGAAGTAGCTCTTTGGGTAAAGCAAGGTAAGAACGGAAGTTACTTCTCAGCTTCATTCAGCGAGCCGTATGTTGCTCCTCAAGTTACACCAGTAGAAACTGATAACGATCTTCCTTTCTGATATGTACATAGACGATTTATCACTCCGAAAGCAACTGCAACGAATCCTACTTGTAAAAACACGGAATAGGATAGTCCAAGAAATAAAGCTATCAGGAAACAAGATGCACTCATTCCAATTAGATAACTTCTTAAACGGAAAGGACGTAACATTAAGCACCTTGAACAAGATAGATACTTATGTTTCAAGAGAGATTTACTTAAACAATTTAGAGCCACTTTAACAGGTGGCTTTTTTATTTATACTTGCGTGATTAGAATTTAATCTTATATTTGTTTAGAAATTAGTCAAATGGATGCACTTAAAATATTAGCAGACCACCACAAAGAATGGGTAAAGATAGTCCGTTCATTTGGAGAGCAAGATCTTGCAGAGGATGTTGTTCAGGATGTTTACATCAGAATTGTCAAGTATAACTACGAGGAAAAAATAATCAAAGACGGAAAACCAAACATAGCTTTGATGTGGATGATGCTAAGAAATAGAGCATTTGAAATAAACAAAACTGGTAGTGTTCAGTTTTTATCTTTAGACGAATTAAGAGGAGTAGCAGACGAAGAGTCTGAGTTAGATAAACACGAAGCCACGGAAAGAATACACGAGATAATAAACAAAGAGATAGATAACTGGCATTGGTATGATGCTATGCTATTCAAAGTTTATAAGGAAGGAAAGGCATCAATGAGAGACATAGCTAAAGACTCAGGAATCAGTTTGACCTCGATATTTAACACGCTCAAGAACTGCAAACAAAGATTGAAAGACAACGTAGGTGAGGACTACGAGGACTATAGTAATAACGATTTTGATTTAATATAATGTTTAGAAATATACTTGAAGTATTAGAGCAAGAACTGCAATCTCGAAAAGATAGGGCAAGACAAAACTATGATCTATTTGCAGAAGTTCAGTTAGAAAACAAACGCTTAAAAGAAGAAAACGAAATGCTTCGAAAGGATTTAGCAGAATTAAGTAAACAAAACTTTAAAAAATAACAAATGGCAAAAACACGAAAGAAAGCTCAAGGATTAGGAGACACCATAGAGCAAATAACCGAGATCACAGGCATCAAAAAACTTGTTGAATTTGTAGCAGGTGAGGACTGCGGATGCGATGAGCGTAAGAAGAAACTAAACGAGTTGTTTCCATATCGCAAACCTGAATGTTTAACGGAGGAGGAGTATAATTGGCTTACGGAAACACGAATCCTTGAACAACAAACATTCAAACCTACTGAAGTAACAATAGTCAGAGAAATATACTCACGAGTAATGAAGATACGTTTAGAGCCGTCCTCTTGCGCTTCTTGTTTTAGAGAGATAGTATTCAACCTAAGAAAGATTTACCAAGCATACGAAGGATAAGAATTAAATATTAATTTCTTTTAATTATGGATAAGCGAAAAAATAACGGAGGACATAGCACCAAAGCAAAAGGAATTGACAAACGTAAAAACAACTACCGAACTGCTATTGATGCAGCGTTAACTGAGGATGATGTGCAACTTATACTAAGAAGATGTAAGGATATTGCATTGAGTGAAGATAAAGACCGTATGTCAGCTTTAAAAATTCTATTAGAGTACACACTTGGAAAACCTCATCAAACCATCAGCGAACAAATAGAGCATACTATTCAAACAATCGACATGAATAAATGGTTATAGCAAAACCACATTTAACGGATTACCAAAAAAATATTTTATTTAGTAAGGCAAGATTTACAATTACTGAGGCGAGTACCAAAGTAGGTAAAACTCACAGTCATATTTTATGGTTGTTTGGTAAGGCAATGGAATCACAATCCTCAACAGGTAAAAATTATTGGTGGGTAGCTCCTGTATATAATCAAACAAAAATTGCATTTAAACGATTAAGAAGAAACCTGTATAATGTAGATGGATTTAAGTTCAATGAAACAACATTGATAATTACCTGCCCAAATGGTGCTGAGATACATTTTAAGAGTGCTGAGAAGCCAGATAACTTATTTGGTGAAGATGTTTACGCTTGTGTATTTGATGAAGCGCCACGAGCAAGAGAAGAGGCTTGGTTTGCTTTGCGTTCAACGTTAACTGCAACTGAAGCTCAATGTAAATTAATTGGAAACTTTGGGGGTATTAGTAATTGGGTGCATAAACTAAAAGAGAAATCTAAAAGCGACCCTATGTATGAATATTTTAGGGTTACTTGTTGGGATGCTATTCGAGAAGGAATTTTAAGTCAAGAAGAGGTAGAGCAAGCAAAGAAAGATTTACCTGAAAAGATATTTAAAGAATTGTACGAAGCGGAAGCAAGTGAAGACGAAGGTCAGTTAATTGCTAATGAATCAATATCTAAGCTATTTTCAAATACTCATATTGCAGAAGGTATAAAATACATTACTGCTGATATTGCACGATTAGGAAATGATAAGACAGTTATTTGTGTGTGGGATGGGTTGCGAGTTGTTGAAGTTGTTGAAAAGCAAACATCATTAGTAACCGAATCGGCAAACATAATTACGGAACTAAAGAATAAATACAATGTTAACACTAACAATATTCTTTGTGATGAAGATGGTGTTGGAGGTGGTGTTGTTGACATATTGAAATGTCAAGGATTTGTAAATAATTCACGCCCTATTAAGGTATCTGGTAAAGACGAGAACTTTGCCAACTTAAAAACTCAATGTTATTATAAATTAGCTGAGTATATTAATAGAAATGAAATATATGTTAAGTGCAATTCAACCGTTGAAAGATTTTTGACTCAGGAACTTGAATATGTACGATTAGCAAAAACATTAGATGCTAATAAAATATCACTACTATCAAAAGACGAAATAAAAAAAAATATAGGACGTTCTCCCGATTACAGCGATGCGTTAATGATGAGAATGTACTACTTAGTAAATAAAAACTATGGACAATACAACATCCGATGAGCTACCTAAAATGGTTAGGGTAGTTGAGCAGTACATCAAAGATAAGACTGGTAAAAGAGTTCATATCGTGTTCAATGACATCTTCAATGTAAGAAGGCACACTCAGATGTTAGCTCAAGCTTACGCCTATGTGTTACAAAAAGACGAATCACAAGTTAAATAAATATGGAAGTACAAATAAAAGTACCTACGAGCCTAAACGAAATACCTCTAAAGCACTACCAAGACTTTTTGAGTATGCAAAAGAACTCTACTGATGAGGAGTTCATAGCTCAAAAGATGGTAGAGATATTCTGCGGAATAAGGTTAAGTGATGTAGCCAAGATAAAGCTAACCTCACTCAATGAGTTGATAGTTCACTTTACTGAATTGTTCAATCAAAAGCCTGAGTTTACTCCTACGTTTAAAATTAAGGATATGGAGTTCGGTTTCATTCCTGAACTTGAAGAGATAACTTTCGGTGAGTATGTCGATTTAGACAATCACTTGCAGAGTTGGGATAACTTCCATAAAGCGATGGCGGTTTTGTATCGACCTATCAAAACACGAAAGAAGGATAAATACGAAATAATAGACTACGATCCAAACATAGGACTGCAAGACTTAATGAAGTTCGCTCCCTTGGATGTATGCATAGGAGCATCGCTTTTTTTTTGGACTTTAGAAAGCGACTTACTTCAAGCTACCCTGAACTATTTGGAGACGGAGATGACGAAGGACAAGACGTTGTCGCAGACTTTAGCGAAACAACTCAATTCAGTAAAAGATGGGGATGGTATCAAAGCCTTTATGCAATCGCTCAAGGAGACATCACAAAGTTTGATGCTATTGCCAAGTCAAGACTTACTCGGTGTCTCACCTATCTCACGTTTGAGAAGCAAAAAAACGAAATCGAAAAAAGACAATTTGAAAGACAACTAAGACGATGAAAGGATTTTACGATATAACAACATCACTACGCAACCACTTCACAACGGATGCCATAGTAAACACGGTAACCGAAGGAGATATCTTTGAGGTAGATTTAAACAAGCAGACAATCTTTCCACTGGTGCATATGATGGTAAACAATGCAACATTTGAAACCAACGTTGTACGCTTCAACATTTCGCTCATAGCAATGGACATTGTCAACATATCAAAAGACGAAACTACGGATATATTCAGAGGTAACTCCAATGAGCAAGACGTACTCAATACTCAGTTAGAAGTATTAAACCGAGCTTATGCGATGTTATTACACGGTGACTTGTGGGATGACAAATACGTTGTTGACGGCAATCCTACCTGTGAGCCATTTACTGAGAGATTTGAAAACTACTTAGCAGGATGGACTATGACTCTTGACATCCTAATCCCAAATGAGGTAACTATCTGCTGATGCAACAAGAGGAAGTTAAAAAGGCTTTAGAGCGGTTTAGAAAGCACGTTGTTAGTCAAGCTAAACGCAACCTAACGAATAAGCAAAAGAATTCGTCTAAGAAGCTATATAACTCAATTCAAGGAGAATTACACGTTCATAAGAATAGTTTTACTCTTGAGTTCTCAATGGAGGACTACGGAGTTTTTCAGGATGCTGGTGTAAGTGGTAAAAACAAGAAGTACAATACGCCTTATTCATATAAATCAAAGATGCCTCCTCCAAGAGCATTTGAAGATTGGGTTAAGCGTAAAGGTTTAAAGGGTAGGAATAACAAAGGTCAGTTTATTAAAACTAAAACTCTGACATTTTTAATTGCTCGTAGTATTTATAAAAAAGGAATCAAACCGAGTTTGTTTTTTACAAGACCATTTGAGGCGGCTTATAAGAATCTTCCTGAGGAGCTTGTAGAAAAATACGGATTAGATGCGATACAATTATTCAACGAACAAATAGACGAAATACTAAAACAAAATGGCTAACATAAATGCAAGGAGTCCTTACATCGTAACAATAAACGAAACAGGGCAAATAGAAACGAAATTAGAAATCTACCTTTGGAATGGCTCAGGCTCAATGCCTACCACACCTCAATACACGCTTTCTAAGCTCATTCCATCGTCAAACAATCCTGCAACTTACTACGACATTTCTCCGTACATTAGAGAGTACATTTCTCACGCATCATTGCAGACGATCACAACGATAATATCTGCTACTCCATCAACTCAATGGTGCAACATTGGACTCAAGCTATTCAAGAAAGTATCTACGAGTTTCATTCAAGTAGGCACAACGCAAACGCACTTCGGTTTAGATGGCTATGGATTCTATTTAGACGGAGCAAATCCTGCTTTGGGTAACTACCTATTGAGCGAAGGAACTTATACTTACAATTACAACTTATCAGGTGAGTACGGATGGGTAACGCTTTATACTGGTAGCGGTAATTCAGTTCGATATACTAACCTTTCATCAGGTGCAACATCGGTATCAGCACTAACGAACAACGAATGGAGAGATATTCCAAGAGTAAGAAGTGGTAACCACGCTGATGGTAACACATTTGAAATCATTGACGGCAGTTCTAACGTGCTTTATAAATCTATTTTCGTACCTAAGGAGGAGTGCAAGTACACGCCAATTCAAATAGACTTTGTAAATAAGTTTGGAGCGTGGCAACGTGAGTGGTTTTTTAAAGCATCTTACAACGGATTGAGCGTTGAAAACACGGAATATAATTTGATGCCTAATACCTATCCCACATACGATACTAAAGAAGGACAAAGAAAGGTATTTAACGCTAACGGCAAGGAGACTCTCAAAGTAAACACCGATTGGGTGTCTGAAAGTTTCAACGAGGTAGTTAAACAAATGATGTTAAGTGAAAGAATCCTGATTGACAAGAAGGCAGCCAAGCTAAACACGAAATCAATAGACCTTAAGAAATCTATCAACACGAGTTTAATTAGCTACGAGATGGAGTTTGAATACGCATTTGATACAATTAATTCAGTAGTGTAATGAATAGGAGCGTACAACTATACATCGAAGGTCAACGTATTGAGTTATTCCAAGATGAGGCGATCCAAGTAACGTCATCTATTCAAAACGTACAAGACCTATCCAAAACATATACGGACTTCTCTCAAGGATTTACCGTTCCTGCCAGTTCGCACAATAACGCAATCTTTGAACATTGGTATCAGTCAGATGTCAACGCAACAAATGACCCTAACATACGAAGAGATGCATACATCGAGATTGACCTTACAACTTTCAGGAAGGGAAAGATACAATTAGAAGGAGCAGTAATCACTAACGGCAAACCATCAGCATACAACATCACGTTCTTTGGTGAGGGAGTAACGCTTAAAGATTTATTTGGAGAGGACTTACTTTCTGATTTGGACTATACGCCATACACTCACGATTATACCTCCGATGAGGTTCAATTTCGAATCGAGGATGCAACAGACTACTACAATGTCAAGTATCCTTTGGTAACGTCTAATCGCATTTGGGAGTACAACTCTATTCCTGCTAATGTGCCTCTGCCAAATTGGTTAGTAAGTACGCTAACGGCAAATGATATCAACACTACTTCAGGTGCGATAGATAAAGACGAACTGTTCCCTGCTTTGAGGGTAACTAAAGTCCTTGAGGCTATTGAATCAAAATATGGAATCACGTTCAAAGGTACGTTTCTAACCGATGAGCGTTTGACTAAATTGTTCTTATGGTTTAAGGGTAAGGAAACTTTGATTACAAGCTCCGTCCAAGAAGATGTTGATTTTACTTCCGTATCTCCTACTTATACAACATACGATTTATCAGGCTATGTAAACACGGCTACAAATGAGATTCAAGTACAATTTATAGATAATGAAATAATAAGGCACGTCATCACGCTTAACGTCAACTCGGTAACTTCAACGAGCGTTTACTATGTAGACATCTATCAAAATGGAAACCTTATAAACACCATTTCAAGTAGCGGTATAGATTCGATTGTACTGGCAAACATCTACTCCGTTTCAGGATTAGACGTTACTTACAATTTCAAAATCAGAGGTGATGGCTCAAATACGTTAGGCATTGCTTTGACTTACGGAGTTGACTACATCTTATCAGGTGTTTTAGAAACTGACTTTGTAGATATTACTGCATCAAATGTCAGTATCAGCACAAATGTAAACCTATCGGCTAACGCTCCGCAAATGAAAGTTCAAGACTTTGTTAAAGGGCTTATGCTGATGTTCAATATGACTATCTACTCAATCAAAGACAATGAGTATTGGTTAGAGCCTTTGGACGATTGGTACTCTAAAGGAGCAGTCATAGACATCACGTCATTCACGGATGTTACGAGCATTGAGCATAACAGAATGCCTCTTTATAAGAAGATTGGATTCCAATTCCAAGAGTCAGAAAGTTTTATGAATAAGAACTTCTCGCAGACGTACAATAGAAACTACGGAGACACGATGTATCAGTATAACTATGACGGAGGTGAGTTTGTTATTGACGTGCCATTTGAAAACCTGTTAGGGCAGAAATTTACAGGAACTGATTTACAAGTAGGATACTCGCTTAATACTTCATTTGCTCCGTATGTACCGAAGCCGATTTTATTTTATCAGTACGATAATCAATCAGCTACTTTTAAATTCAAAGACGATGGAGGAGGTACAAACACGATCACAACTTATACTCCATTTGGTCAAGACTTGCTATACAACGGGAATGATGTTACGTTAAACTTTGCACCTGAAACTTCATCTTTGCTTTTGGAAGCTATTCAAGTTACAGGATTCTCGCAGTATTACTTCAGTTATTTGTACAACCTTTACAACTTGAAGCAACGATTGGTCAACGTAAAGACGAACCTACCTACGAGCTTAGTAACAGGCCTACAATTAAACGATAGATTAGTAATCAGAGATAAGAGGTACATCATTAACGAAATGAAAACGAACTTATCTACTGGTGATGTTGACCTTCAATTAATTTTAGACTTTAGACCTGTCATCAACTCTACTCAAACCACACCTGTAGTATCTCCTAACGGAGGTGATGTTCTCATTCCTGTAATCCTTGACAATAACGCAACGCAGATAGGATTGTCAAGTTCTATAAGTGACGTTTCTTTCAGTCATAGTATCGTCTATGAGGAGCGTATGGTTACGGTAACTATCGGAGCGAGTAATGTAGAGTTCACAATGATAACTGAGAGTGGAGATATATTAGCATCTGAAAGGGCGGAACAAATAACAACCGAAGGAGAGGAGAGCAGATTGATTGACGTTTCATTGACCTCTACCTATCCTGACGGAAGCACATCAAGAAGAACGATTTATATTATACAACAATGATACAACGGATAGTTCAAATGCTAAAAATAGACGAACACTACGGGATTAGTGAGTTCGTAGACATAGCCAAAGGTAAGTACAAGTTAAACACGTCTCTGAAGAAAGCGTACAAACAAGGAAAACGAGAACTTATAAATAAACGAAATGGCAGAGGTTAAAACAGTAAAAATAAATGTAGATACTAAAGGAGCAGTTGATGCAATGGAGAACCTCTCCAAAGCTACTCACGATGTTTCAGCAAGTTTTGAGGAAGTTTATGGTGATATACAACCGCTTACTGCTCGTATGGGTGAGGCTGAAGACCGCTTATATGAGTTAGCTAACGCAGGTAAAACCACAACTCAAGAATATAAAGACCTATTAGAAACAGTAGGAAGGTATCGTAAGGTTCAAATCCAAACGGATTTAGCAGTAGACTCTGCTGCAACTACTATGGCTCAAAAACTTGGCGGTGCTTTAGGAGGTATTTCGGCTGGTTTTTCACTTGCTGAGGGTATAATGGGTACTTTTGGCATAGAGTCAGAGAAGGTAGAGAAAACATTAGTTAGGATTCAGTCAGCAATGGCTATTTCTCAAGGTGTTCAAGGGTTAAAAGAAGCTATCCCTACATTCAAGCAATTAGGTACAGTTGCTATGAATGCCTTAAAGGGAATTAGAACAGGAATTGCTGCAACAGGTATCGGAGTTTTCTTAGTTGCTATTGGTACTATTGTAGCTTATTGGGATGAAATCAAAGCAGCGGTAAGCGGTGTATCTGATGAACAAGAGAGGCTTAATAAACAAACTGAATTAAATGTTTTAAGTCAACAAGCAAAGCTCGACTCTCTTAATGGTCAAGACAATATTTTAAAACTTCAAGGTAAATCAGAGAAAGAAATTTTAGAACTTAAACTTTCACAAACTGATGCAGTATTATTAGCTACTCAAGCACAATTAGAGCAACAAGAAAACACTAAGAAAGCTGAGGTTGCTGCCGCTAAAAGAAATTATGATATTACAAAAATGATTGTAAGGGGTGCTATTGAAATTGCAGCAGTAGGATTGCGATTACTGGCAGCACCGATTGACTTAGTTCTTGAAACTGCTAATGCTGTATCGGAGGCATTAGGTTTTGGTAAGATAACAACTACAAATATAAACAAGGAGATTAGCAAACTTACTGAATCGGCAGCAAGTGGTATATCTAAATTTATATTTGACCCACAACAAATAGCAGCAGATACAAACGAAGGAATAAGGGAAACTAAAGCCTCAATCACTAAACTAAAAAACGAAAAGGCAGGTTTAATTCTTTCAATTCGTGCTATTGACAAACAAGATAGGCAACAAGCAACCAAAGAGAAAAAAGAGAGTGTCAAGAAGGAAGAGGAAGAGATAGAACTGATAAAGCGTGAATCAGGACTAAAGGCTATAAACAATCTTCAAAAGCAAAGAGATGCTGAATTAGAGGTAACTAAAAAGGCATTAGAAGAGGAGGCTAAACTCAGAGAAGAAGCTGCACAAAAAGAACTTGAACGCCAAAAGAAATTACAAGAGGATAAATCTAAATTAGTTTTCGATTCACTTAATCTTATATCGGAGATAACAAGTCTATTTGGACAAAAGAACGAACGTGTAGCAAGAGCAATGTTTAATATTGACAAGGCAGCGAGATTAGCATCGGCTACAATGTCTGCTCGTGAGGGTGTGATTAATGCATTTAGGACTGCTCAAGACTCACCATACACCGCCGTGTTTCCTGCTTATCCATTTATTCAAGCAGGACTTGCAGGTGCATTCGGAGCAGTTAACATTGCAAAGATAGCATCTCAAAAATTCCAAGCATCAGGCGGTACGTCAGATTTAGCTTCAGGTGGTGGCGGTGGTGCAGGTGGTGTATCTTCAGCAGCACCATCATTCAATGTAGTAGGTAACTCAGGGTTAAACCAACTTGCACAAATACAACAAACGCCAGTACAAGCGTATGTAGTAAGTGGAGAGGTAACATCGGCTCAGGCACTTGACCGCAACCGAATCAAAAACGCAACATTGTAGAACTAAAAAGTTGAATAGATATGAAAGTTATTGAATTGATAATTGACGAGAAGGACTTACAAAGCGGAATAGATGCCGTTTCAGTAGTTGAGAGTCCTGCCATAGAGGAGAACTTTATTGCCTTAGCAAAACACGAAGTAGAACTCAAAGAAGTTGACAAAGAGAAACGTATCTTAATGGGTGCTGCTTTGATCCCTAACAAGAAAATCTATCGTGTAAATGCAAAAAAAGAGGAGTATTACATCTACTTCTCGGAGGACACGGTGCGTAAATCTATGGAGCTATTCTTCAAGCGTGGTAACCAAGGTCAAGCTACCATAGAGCATAAAGATGCCTACGTTCCTGGTATGACCGTTGTTGAATCTTGGTTGATTGAAGATGAGGTACACGACAAATCTAAGAAGTACGGATTCAGCTTACCGAAAGGAACTTGGATGATTTCTATGAAAGTTGAGAACGATGAGGTGTGGCAAGACGTAAAAGACGGCAAGGTTAAAGGATTCTCAATAGAGGGTTACTTCGCTGATAAATTAGAAATGTCTTTAGAGCAACAAAAGAAAAATGAAATTATTGAACAACTTAAAGACTTACTAAAATAAAAACAATGAACAATATCCTAAACAAAATAGCTCAAATGGAGCGCAACGCAGCAGAGTTACAAGGTGTAGAATTAGCTAAACACGAAGTAGAGTTAGCTATGGTTCAGTTAGACACATTAAAATCTGAAATAGTAAAAACCATGAAGGATGGTATTGATTATTACGAAAAGACTAAAAGTGAATTTGAAAATTCAAAAACACAATTGACAAGGAGATATGAGTATTTAGATAAGAAAGCAAATAAAACACTTGCGGAATATACTTCTAAAGCTAAAGAACTTGGACTTGCTCCTAACGACATACCTAACCTTAAAGATATGTGGGATACAATGACTGAATATGGTAATATTTATAGAAAAATTATTAAATAAAATGACAAAATTCAAAACACCAAGCAAGGCAAGTCCTCGTCAAGGTTCAAGAAGAGGTTGCCTATGTAAAGACGGAACATACTCAACTAAGTGTTGTGATGGCAGTTTACAAGCTCAAGGCATCGGTAAAACTGCTGAGGTAAACGAACCTGCTCCTACTCAAACTGAGGTCAACGGAGTAAGGACTATCATACGTCAAAACGGATAAAAATAAAACAAATATAAATCTAAAAATTGTATAAGTATGAACACTACAAAATCAGTTTACAATAAGCTCTTCAAAGAGGAAACTCAATTAGCTTCTCACGAGGTTCATTTGGCTACTTTAGATATGGTTAAAGCTATGACTCAAGATTCTTTATCATTGTATAAAAGAGGTCAAGAATACGCTAAAGAAATGGAAGCATTCATTAAAAAATCTCGTGTACTTAATGCTGAAGCAGATGCTTTAAGTAAAGGACTTGAAAAAGAACTTAACGAATTTGAAAAACAAGCTAAAGATTTAGGCTTAAATGTATCTAATTTGCCTGAATTTAAAAAAGCAGTTGATTCTTTAGGGCCGTTAGACAATATCTTTAAAATGACTCAACGATTTAAATAAAAACAAATGAACGAAAAATCAATCTTAAACAAAGTCCGCACACTTTTAGGTTTAGAAGTGAAGTTGGAAACAATGAAGCTAACGGACGGAGTATCTATGCTCGAAGCAGAAGTATTCGAAGCAGGACAACCTGTATTCATCCTAACTGAAGACGAACAACGCATCGCACTTCCTATTGGAGAGTATGAATTAGAAGATGGTCGTGTTTTGGTAGTTATCGAAGAAGGTGTTATCGCTGAGATCAAAGAGGTAAAAGAAGAAGAAGAAATGCCTGAAGCACCTGCTCAAGAACCTGCCGAGGTAGAAGAGGAAGTTGCTGCATCTACTGAAGCTCCACAAGCTAAAAAAATCGTTGAGTCTATCGTTAAAGAATCTTTCTTCAGCGAAATAGAAGCACTTAAAAAAGAGAACGAAGAATTGAAAGCGAAACTTTCAGCACAAGCTACTGAAGTTGCAGAAGAAGTTGCACCAGTTGAATTGAGCGAAGAGCCTAAGCCTATTTCTTTCAATCCTGAAAACTCTCAACCATCTGACGTATTCAAGTTTGCATCTAAACGAAATGCAACAACTATGGATAGCGTATTAAATCGAATTTCAAACATTAAATAATTAATAAAAATGGCTACAACCACTTCAATCACTACTACTTACGCTGGTGAATTTGCAGGTAAGTACATCGCTGCAGCTTTATTGTCTGCTCCAACTCTTGACAAAGGCGGTATCACTATCGCTCCTAACGTTAAGTACAAGCAAGTAATCAAAAGAGTATCTACTGACGGTATCATCAAAAACGCTACTTGTGATTTTGACCCTACGTCTACAATCACTTTGACCGAGCGTGTTCTTCAACCTGAATCATTCCAAGTAAACTTACAACTTTGTAAAGCTGACTTCCGTTCAGATTGGGATGCTATCCAAATGGGTTACTCTGCATTTGACACATTGCCTAAATCTTTCGCTGATTTCCTTATCGCTCACGCTGCTGAAAAAGTTGCTGCAGGTATGGAAACTTCAATTTGGAGAGGTGTTAATGCAACTGCTGGTGAGTTCGCAGGTATTATGACTCAATTGACTACTGATGCTTCTCTTCCTGCCGCTCAAGAAGTTGCTGGTACTACTGTAACTGCTGCTAACGTTATTACCGAGCTTGGTAAAATCGTTGATGCTTGTCCTGCTTCAGTATACGGAAAAGAAGATTTGACTCTTTATGTATCAAACAACATCTATCGTGCTTACGTTCGTGCATTGGGTGGCTTCGCTGCTTCAGGTGTAGGTGCTAACGGTTACGATAACAAAGGTACAAACCAATCTTTGGGTGACCTTTACTTCGATGGTGTTCGTGTATTTATGGCAAATGGTCTTGCTTCTAACACTGCATTGTTAGCTCAAAAATCTAACCTTTACTTCGCAACAGGTTTGTTAAACGATATGAACGAAGTTAAAGTATTGGATATGGGAATGCTTGACGGTTCTGACAACGTTCGTGTAGTAATGCGTTTCACTGCTGATGCTAAATACGGATTTGCTGAAGACGTAGTAACTTACGGAATCACTAACTCTGCTAACTAATCATAGCTGACTATAAATAATCGGGGAGGGGTACAACGCTCCTCCCTTTTTTATAACTTTTAAAACTTAAAAAAATGTCTTGTGATTTAGCAAATGGTAGATTGGAAGTATGTAAAGATGCCGTAGGTGGTATCGATGCAGTTTACTTCATCAACTTTGGGGATTATGATTTCCCTTCAGGAATTACTTATGACGGAACTAACGGAGACGTTGTTGATGCCGTTTCAGGTGTTTCTAACCTATACAAATACGAACTCAAAGGAACTAACACTTTTGACCAAGTATTCAACTCTTCTCGTGAAAACGGAACTGCTTTCGTTGAGCAAACTTTGACAATGACTTTAAAGAAGCAAGATGCTACTACACACAAGTCAGTTAAATTACTTGCTTACGGCAGACCTCACGTTATTATCCGTAACCGCAACAATCAATTCTTTTTGGCAGGTATTGAACACGGAATGGAATTGACTACTGCAAACGCAACTAACGGAACTGCAATGGGTGACCTTAACGGATACACTTTGACTTTTGTAGGCCAAGAAAAAATCTATGCTAATCTTATCGATGTAGCTTCAGAATCCGCATTGGCTACTGCCTTTGGTTCAGCTACTATTGTAACTGCTTAATTGGTTTCTTCATAGCGTGTAAAGAGGGAGGCTTCGGCTTCCCTTTTTTATTTTAAAACAAATCGTGTTTTTTTAGTTAATTAAGTATGATAGTTCTAACGACATCAACATCAGCTCAAACGTTTTCTTTCATTCCGAGAGATACACCAAACGTGATGAAGATTACTGATGACCAAACTAACGTAACTCAAACGATAGCGATCGTATCGCAAACTACTGGCGATTACTTGTCGACTATTGAGGCAGAGTTTACACTTACTGAAGGACACTACTACGATTTAGTTCTTTACAAAAACACGGATATTGTCTATAAGGATAGAATCTTTTGTACTGACCAAAACATCGTAACATTCTCCGTAAACAACGGACAATATACATCTAATACAACATCAAATACGTTCATAGTTTATGAGTAACAACGTACACGTACTAAACCTATCTGCATATACTACTCCCGTTATTCAAGAGAGTAAGCGTGAAGCGTGGGTAGATTACGGTGAGGATAATGACTATTATTCTTTCCTATTGGATAGATACACAAATTCTACAACCAACTCGGCAATCATTAACAACATCGCTCGTCTTATCTATGGGCGTGGCTTATCAGCAGTAGATGCTTCTCGTAAACCTAATGAGTACGCTGCTGCTATGGCAATGTTCTCTAAAGAGTGTTTGCGTAAGATTGCTCTCGATAGAAAGATGCTCGGTCAGTTTGCTATCCAAGTACACTACAATGACAAGCACGATAAAATACTAAAGGCTTACCACATTCCTGTAAATCTTTTAAGAGCTGAGAAGTGCAATAAAGATGGAGAAATCGAAGCCTACTACTACTCTGACGATTGGACTGATGTAAAAAAATACGTTCCTCAACGCATTCCTGCTTTTGGATACTCAAAAGACAAGATTGAGATACTATTCTCTAAGCCTTACTCGGTAGGTATGAAGTATTATTCCTACGTTGACTATCAGGGAGCAGTTCCTTACGCACTATTGGAGGAGGAGATAGCTGATTACTTAATCAACGAAGTTCAAAACGGATTCTCAGGTACTAAAGTGGTTAACTTCAACAACGGAGTGCCGTCTGAAGAGCAACAATCAATCATCACAAACAAGGTATTAGGTAAGTTAACTGGCAGTAAAGGTCAGAAAGTGATCGTAGCGTTCAATGACAATATGGACACGAAAACTACCGTTGACGATTTACCTTTAAACGATGCACCTGAACACTACACTTATTTAAGTGAGGAGTGTATGCGTAAGATTATGCTCGGCCATAACGTTACATCTCCGCTACTTTTTGGTATTGCAGGTGCTAACGGATTCAGTTCTAACGCTGATGAATTGCAAAACTCGTTTATCTTGTTTAACAATATGGTAATTAAACCGCTTCAGGATGAAATACTTGAAGCCTTAGACGAGATTTTAGCATTTAACAACATATCCTTAAACTTATTTTTTAAGACTCTCAAACCGCTTGAATTTACGGATTTGGAGAACGCTCAAAACACGGAGCAAGTAGCTGAAGAAACAGGAACTGAACTAAGCAAACACGAACACTTAGATAACGAGGTTGCACAATCACTTATAGACTTAGGAGAAGAGCCTAACGAAAATTGGCTTCTAATAGACGAATTTCCTGTTGACTATGATAATGACGATGCAGAGAACGAACTACTCTCTAAAGAACCTAAAAAGAGCTTATTTTCGAAGTTAGTTGAGTTAGTAAGTACAGGTACTGCCGTTCCTAATGCAAAATCAGGACAAGATGAAGTAATAGACGGATTCAACTTCATCACTCGTTACAAATATGTTGGAGCAGTAGAATCTAAGACTCGTCAGTTTTGTAGAAAAATGATTGAGTCAGACAAAATTTATCGCAAGGAAGATATCATTCGTATGGGTGGTCAAGCAGTTAACTCAGGATGGGGGCCTAAAGGTGCTGATACTTATTCGATTTGGCTTTACAAAGGTGGAGGTAATTGTCACCACCGTTGGAATAAGCAAGTATATGTAAACTTTGAGGGTAGAGGTATTGACGTAAACTCTCCAAAGGCTAAACAAATTGCACAAGCGAAAGCAGCTAAATACGGATATGTTGTAAAGAACGAGGATTTAGTTTCGCAACGTCCTGTTGATATGCCTAATTACGGATTCTTACCAAGCAATCCACAACCTAAACGAGAAATTACAAGATAATGGCAACGGCACTACTTATAACAAGAGACGATTTAGTTAGGTTTACTGCCGTTAATGGTTCAGTAGATACGGACAAGTTCATTCAGTTTGTCAAAATCGCTCAAGACATACACATTCAAAACTACTTAGGTACGAAGTTACTGGCGAAGATTCAGGCAGATATCATTGCAGGTACTCTTTCGGGTAACTACGAGACTTTGACTAATAACTATATTAAGCCGATGTTGATACATTGGGCAATGGTTGAGTATTTACCTTTCGCTGCTTACACGATCGCTAACAAGGGAGTCTATAAGCATTCGTCTGAGAATAGCGAGAACGTAGAAAAAAACGAAGTAGACTTCTTAATTGAAAAAGAACGTCAAATTGCACAACACTACACCGAGCGTTTTATCGACTATATATCATTTCGAAACGATTTGTTTCCTGAGTACAACTTAAACTCTAACGGAGATATGTATCCTGATACAACGAATAATAACATAGGATGGTATATATGAGAACACGGACTAAGGTAGGAACTTATAAACCAAAAGAAGAGAACATTGAGAAACTTCGTGTTTTTCTAACTAAACTAAACAAAAATGGCAAATAACATAGGATGGGGAGAAGGCGTTTTAAACGTCATTAGTTGGGGTGCTGACGGACAAATAAACGGACAAGAAGTAACTAACTTACTGGCAGAAAACAATGCTTTTTTATCTACTGAGGGTAATGACCTTTTAGTAAAAGAGGCTACGTTCAATGCAGGTGGCTTTGGTTCATCTTATGACCATTCTTGGGGAGGCGAAACTTTATTAGAACGATAAAATAAATTAAAATGGCAGAAATAAAAATTTCAGAGCTAACATCAGGCTCGGCATTAGACGGAACGGAAGTAGTTCCGATAGTTCAAAGTGGTGCAACAGTAAAAGTAACAACTCAAGACATCGCTGATTTAGGTGGTGGTTTAACCATAGGCTCTACACCGATAGCTTCGGGTACGGTTGGACGTGTATTGTTTGAAGGAACGGGGAATGTGTTGCAGCAGAGTTCGTCTTTGTTTTGGGAAAATACAACGGGTAGACTTGAGTTAACTACTTCAGCAGACAATCAAGTAGGATTACTATTAAAAAGCACAACGGGTATTCTAAAAGTTAGAACATATTTAAATGGTACTTATGGAACATTAATTCAAGCAAGAGATTTAGCAGATAGTGCTTACAATCCTATGAGTTTAAGTGGTAGCAAATTAATGCTATTGGATGGTAATGTTTTGATTAATACTGTATCTGACGCAGGATATAAACTTGACGTGAATGGTACTGCGAGGGTGACGAACTTAACCGTTAATAACAGTATTTTAGGGCAAGGCTCAACGCAATCTTTAGTGTTTAATAATGGTACAGGAATTACTACTTTATCTGACAACGTAGGCATACAATTAAATTTAAACAATAATCAAACTTTTTTCTCTTTTCGTAGTTCTTCTTCTGGTGGTTCAAATAGGTATTTAATGATCACAAATACTCAAGGCTCTTTGCCTACACATCCTAACGCTTGTGCGGTGTTGCAATTATATTCAACTAATACAGGCTTCCTTCCACCACGAATGACAACAACACAAAAGAATGCTATTAGCACACCAGCAAATGGGTTGCAAGTATTTGACACAACACTCAACCAAATGAGTTACTATAACGGAACAACTTGGATAAACTTATAAATAAATAATATATGACAACAACACCAACAAACGGAATAGCTATCGAACCAGTAGTATTTCCACTTAATCAAGGTACTGCAACAAGAATGACTGTACTTGTTTTAAACTTCGAAACCACCGCAACAACTTGCACTACTTATTGGCAGTTGCTAACCGAAGACGGACAACAACTTTCACAAGGCAACTACACCTTAACCGAAGAGCAGTTTGCAACTTGGGGACAAGACAACAACGTAGTGAATGAGTATGTAGCTGATGCTATCGGGGTTACGATTATTTCGTAACTTAGCGAAAAAAACTATTATGATAACACTAACCCAAAACAACGTAAAAGAACTCGAAGCATTTATTGTAAAGTTGCCGTATGAATACGCAGCTCCATTGCTTCAGTACTTGAGCAAAATAGCTGAGGAGCAGAAACCAAAAGAAGATGGCACAAACACTGATAGCATCACCACAGAGCTTTAGTTGCTACTGCAAATTGTAAAAAATGAAGCATAAGGATGTAATCGGCTCAATGTATTTCGTGTTAGGCTACGCTGCTTGTATTGCAGTAATGTTCGAAGGCGAATACTTATATCAAAAATTCTTTGCTTTAGCATATGGATCTTATCTAACTTGGCACATCGTAAATCAATATGAAAACTAACTCTCTCTTGCTTCTTTCTTTGGTATCCGTCTTAGCACCTGTTAAACCTATGGTGCTGATGGCAGTATTTACAATTATTCTCGATATGGCTTTCGGCATTTGGCGAAGCGTAAAGAAAAACGGATGGATATCTATTCGTTCTCGTAGGCTTTCTAATACCATTTCTAAGAGCTTACTTTACTCAGGTGCTATCGTGTTTATCTTCCTTCTTGAAAAGTACGTCTTATCAGATTTATTGAGTTACTTCATTGCAGTTGACTTGGTATTGACAAAAGGCTTTACTGCGTTTTGCGTTTTCACGGAAGTTAAATCAATCAACGAGAGCTACTATTCCGTTACTGGTGTCAATGTATGGAGTAAGTTTATCGCATTTGTAAAACGAGGTAAAGAACAATTAGAAGAGTTAAAATGAAATTAGACATCTCAAAAATCAAACAAGCAAGACTCAAGGATTCTCAGTTCTTTCAAGAGAACACTCCTAAGTCTCAAATCTATCTGCACCATACGGCAGGGAGTGGTAATGCTGAGGCAGTTAGTCGCTATTGGAATGGCACTAACGAAAGGATAGCTACGGCATTTATCATCGGTCAGGATGGTTTGATCGTGCAATGCTTTAGTTCTAAGCAATGGGCGTGGCATTTGGGCGTTGGAGAGAAGGAGTTTAAAGCTCAGGGAGTAAAGTACCAAAACCTAAACAAACTTTCAGTTGGAATCGAAGTATGTAATTGGGGATATCTCAAAGAACAAAACGGAAAATTTTACAACTATGTAGGTAGCCGAGTTCCTGACTCAATGGTCACTACTTTAGATGAGCCATACAAAGGATACAAACATTGGTACAAATACACGGATGCTCAGATTGAAAGCCTCCGCCAGTTAATAGTATACCTTTGCGAGACTTACAACATATCTAAAGAGTACCGTGAGGAGATTTGGGGACTTGACAAAGAAGCGTTCAAAGGTACTAACGGAATCTACACCCACAACTCAGTCCGTAAAGACAAGTCAGATATGTATCCTTGTCCGAGAGTTATCGAAATGCTAAAGAATCTATGAGAAAACTCATTCTTATTTTGTCACTAATATTGGCAATAATTGCGACAGGATGTTCAGCTAACTACCATCTCAGGAAGGCAATCAAAAAGGGTTACTCTTGTGACACGATAGCAGACACAATTACCATTTCAACGATAGACTCAATTCCGTACGTTTTAAGAGACTCTATTGCGTGGGAGAAGGTAATAGTCCAAAAAGATACAATCGTTCGTTACAAGCGTTCTTTTGTGCCTAAAACACGATATGAAACGAAAATAGAGTATAGACTAAAACGAGATACAATAAAATTGCTCCAAAAAGTGGAGGTTGTTAAGTACAAAACCGAGAAGCAAAAAAACAAGAAACCTAATCTTTGGTTATTTATTATAGGCTTCGTCGCAGGATTTGTTGCAAAGTGGCTTATGAAGTACGCTAAAACACCACTATGAAGAAATTTAGACCACGAATTACACGTGAAGAATTTGAGATAGTTTCTCAATACCGTGCAATTCAAAGAGAGTCCAACGAAATGGGCTTGAATGATGCTGACGTAAAACACGGATGGCTAAAATCAAAGAACGCATCTTTATTCTTTAAGAATCCAAACTTTAAGGAACAGGAAGAGCAGAATTACGAGCTGATTCGTGAGTCTATACTGGCAGAAATTCAAGACTACTCTCCGAAGTATCCTACAATAACACGAAATCCATCAACTGACGGACACTTATTAGTAATAGATCCTGCTGACATCCACATAGGTAAGCTCTGCGATGCTTTCGAAGTAGGAGAGGTATATAACAACCAAATAGCAGTACAACGTGTTTTAGAAGGCGTACAAGGCATTTTAGATAAAGCGAGTGGATTTCACATCGACAAGATTCTATTCATAGGAGGTAACGACATCTTACACATCGATACTCCAAGACGGACTACTACTTCAGGAACTCCTCAAGATACTGACGGAATGTGGTACTCTAATTTTCTAATAGCTAAAAAACTTTATGTCGAAATTCTTGAAAAACTTATTGGGGTGGCTGATGTTCATTTCACTTTCAATCCCAGCAATCACGATTATACGCACGGCTTTTTTCTTGCTGATGTTATTCAGACTTGGTTTAAGGATTGCAAGAACATTACTTTTGACTGCTCTATTGCACATCGCAAAGGTTTCAAGTATGGAAAGAACCTTATCGGCACGACTCACGGAGATGGAGCGAAACACCAAGACTTACCTTTACTGATGGCTACGGAGTTTCCGTTGGAATGGTCAGATACTAAACACCGCTACGTTTACACGCATCACGTTCATCATAAGACTTCTAAAGATTACATCGGAGTCACGGTAGAATCTTTGAGATCACCTTCAGGAACGGACTCTTGGCATCACCGCAATGGCTACGCTCACGTTCCTAAAGCAGTTGAAGGCTTCATCCACCACAAAGAATTTGGTCAAGTTGCAAGGTTAACTCATTTATTTTAGTATATTTGTACACCTAACCATTCTACTCATAGCGTAAGAGCCTCCTTAATCGGGGGCTTTTTTTGTATCTGAAAAAAAAATTTTGTCCAAAATGAAACTTTTTGTTGATAATTACGAATAAGTATTTATATTTGCCTATAAATTAATTTAATCGCTATGAGAAAACAAGACAAAATTATTCAAATGCTAAAAGACGAAGAATCTAAACTTTGGGTAGCATTAAAGAACTCTGAATTAGTATTCGGAAGAGAACACGAAGCTACTAAGATGGCTCGTGCAAGATGGTCAACTACATTAGAAATCTTAAAAAAAATCGAAAATGAAAATGCTTAACACATACAAACAACTAAACGCTGACGAAAAACAAATAATAGGTGGCGTTATTGCTTTCGGACTTTTATTTATTTGCTTACTTTGGTTGGTGTCTACTACTACACCGCCAGTATTGGATATGCCAAAAGAGGACTTGCAAACAAAATCAACCTATAAGAAGTCTTACGAGCTTCCTGAATTTTATAACGAATACGCTCAACATTGCTACAATTATGGAAAATAGATATTACTTTGAAGATATTTCGCAGAGCATAGGCTCACGATTAATAGAGGTGGACTGCTACGACCTCGAAACGGATGAAATGGTAGCTACAATCGAACTAAAATACGAATATGATGAAGAATCAGAAGAATGGCAAGTGGAGTCAAGCGAATTCCATACCAACGCAACTATCAAAGAAATTACCGAACTGCAAAACGAACTACTCCGAAGAGCTAACGATCTCTTCCACGAGTTCTGCTACGAATGCACAATGTACGATGCTTGGGATGACGAGGATAATTGGTTTATATAACCGCCAACGAATGGAGCATTTTTGGACTAATTTTAATTATGATTTATATAACCGCATTTGCGAAATAAAATACTCTAAGCTATGAGATTTAAACTAACATACCAAGTAGGACTGGCAGTAGTCCAAGAGTGGATATTCACTTCAAAGAGTCTATGCTATTGGAAAAAGATGGACTTAATAGAAACAGGTAGATACAACGACGGAAAATTTAAGATAACACCGCAATGAAAGACGAACTATACAAACACATTAAGAAGGTAATTAAGAGAGACGGATTAGATACTGATAGCAGAGAGCAGCAGCACCATTACCGCAGAATCTTTTTGTATGCCTTACTACGAAAATACGGATACTCCTTGACAAATTCAGGTCAGCTATTTAACAGGCATCACGCTACAATAATAAACGGACTAAAAGTCTACGATGCAATCAGGAAAGATCACGTCTTTTTAGAGTACGTTGAAAGCTACCGAGTAGAATTTGAGCCATACCTACACTATACGTTAAAACCTGATGAGCATAATCTTGCAGCTCAGGTGATGAAATGTGAAGATTTCTGGCAGATGGTAAATCTACAAGAGAAAATTAAAGCAGGATTTTTCAACAAACAAAACAAAATTAAAGTATAATAGTTATATTTGTATACGAGGTGTGCAGACCTTAAGTAAAACATTCAAGCCACATTGGGGAGTAGTGCTGCACCACGAAACCCGACGTGGCTTTTTTAGTGCAGTAAAATGAACGGATGGATTAAAATTGATAGAGACATTACTTCTCATTGGATTTTCAAAGATGAGTGGAAATTCAGGAATTGGATTGACCTACTTACGTTGGTTAATCATTCAGAGCAAAAGGTAAATATAAAGGGTACTGTATTGACTTGTAAACGTGGTGAAACATTGTGTAGTTTAGACACTTTGGCGAAGCGTTGGAATTGCGATAAAAGCAAGGTTAGGAGATTTTTAAAGTTGCTTGAAAGTGATTCAATGATTGAATTAAAATCGGAACACATAACGACACGGTTAACTATCTGTAAATATGATACTTATCAAGGTGAGCGAAACGCAGATGAAACGGAAGTGAAACACAAACGAAACGCAGATGAAACGCAAATGACACCAAACAAGAATGATAAGAAAGAAATAAAGAATAATAAATATAGCTTTCTATCTGCTTTGATTGAGAATGGTTTTGACGAAAAGTTATCTCGTGAATGGATGGAAGTGCGTAAACAAAAGAAAGCCGTAAACACGCAGACTGCATTTGATGATTTTATGACTCAGGTAAAAAAACACGGAGGAGATAGAAACAAAATTCTTCGTACTTGCGTAGAGCGTTCTTGGAAAGGATTTAATCACACTTGGTTAGAGAAAGAGAATGACACATTGTTAAACGCATTAAACGGAATAAGATGATACTAAAACAAGGAGACTCACTTCAGTACCTACTCGATGTAAGAGATGGTAAGATAAAGCAAGGTCTTGGACTTGACTGCTTCTTAGATGAGCATTTAAGATTCAAACCTAAGCAACTAAACATCATTTTAGGACACGACAATGTCGGAAAGACGTATTGGATTAATTGGTATTTTCTTGCACTGGCACTTAAACACAATTTAACGTTTTGCATTTGGTCAGGCGAGAATCAGAAAGGGCAGATCCTTAGAGATATGATTCAGATGTATAGAGGTATTCACTTTAGTAAACTGAGTCATTCACAAATTAGCGGAGACTTAGCATTCTTAGAGCAGTCATTCGTGTTTATAGATAACTCCAATCTTTACAAACCTAATGAGATTTTAGAATTGTTTAAACAAAGCGGAGCGGATGTAGGATTGATAGATCCATTCACAGGACTTGACCGAGAGATGAGCTTTGCAGGTAACTACGAATTTATGAACCGAGCAAGACAATTTGCTAATCAGACGGGAATGACAATTTATATAAACACGCACCCAAACACGGAGAGCGGTAGAACAGGAAATCTATACACCGAAGGAGATTTAAAAGGACACCTTAAAGCACCGTTGAAAGATCACATTGAAGGAGGTAAGGCATTCCTAAACCGATGTGATGATATGATTGTCGTACACCGATTGATTAAGCATCCTGAACATAAGTACAAGACTTGGATTCAAGTAGAGAAAGTCAAGGATATGGAAACTGGCGGAAAACATACTCCGATAGATTTTCCTGTTGTTTGCGACTTTAACAATGGAATTGGCTTTGCGATTAATGGAGTTGATCCATTGAAAGAACTCCGACCAAAGGAAGTACAAAAACGAATTGAAAACGAGATATTATCAACTTCGGAAAAACTCCGTAGATTAGCAAATCAAAACCCTTTCTGATATGGACATCGGACTACAAAAAATCAAAACAAGCGTAAATCTTTGGACTATCAAAAGACGAATACAAAACGCACGAGAGAACATCTTAAAAACAAGACCTGAAGCTACGGACTACATCAAAGGAGCAGAGCAATCAGAGGAGGAGTTATTAGAGGCAATTAGCTTTCTTACTAACCTTTACGAACACGCAGTAGCAATAAGCAGAGAAAATACAATTCTCGCCAGTAGAAATATGGAGCTACAACGACAAAAAAACGAATTAGAAAACCAAATAAAGTATAACAAAATAGAAGAACAATTATGACACGAGAACAAAAATTAGTAGCACTATGTGCATTCCTACCAGTATTAGGAGACTTCATCGAAGATTTGAACGATCAATCCGTCTTTCGTCAAGATTTAAAACGCAAGGCAAACATTCTACTGCAAGAAATACAACGTACTGACCGAGCCGTCCTACGAATAGACGAAGCTAATGCCGAGCAAGTTTACAACGAACAAGTAGATTTGCAGATTGCTTTCCGTCAATGGATAGAAGAAGTAATTAAACTATAAAAACACGAACGTTATGTTAAGAGTAGGAAGTGATTTTAGCGGAGTAGGTGCATTCAACCAAGCTCTAAAAAGATTAGGAGTGGAATACAAAGAAGTGTTCGCCTGTGATATGGACAAGTTCGCTCGTGAGACATTCATCGACAACTATGGTGAACCTGAATACTATCCTCACAACGTATATGACCGAGAAATTCCATCCGAGTCATTGGATATATATATGACATCACCTCCTTGTCAAGCATTCTCATTAGCTGGTAAGCGACTCGGTAAGGAAGACAAGCGAGGGATTCTGTTCTTTAACTCACACGAGTTCATTCAGGTAAACAAACCAAGGTTCTTTATCTTTGAGAATGTCAAAGGATTACTCTCTGATGATGGTGGCAAGACATTCCAAGAGTGGTGTAATATGCTTGGAGGTAAGTCAGTCAATGGAGTACCTGTACTATTCCCTTATGAGGAGTCAGTTTCATATCATTTGTATTGGCAAGTTCTTAACGCAAAAAAACACGGCGTGCCACAGAACCGCGAACGAGTTTTCTTAGTGGGTATTCGTGACGACGTGGACAACAGCTTTCAATTTCCACGCGAAGAGCATTTGAGTAAACGATTGAAGGATGTACTTGAGGATACTGTTGATGATAAGTATTTTTTGAGTGAGAAGATGTTGAATCATTTGACAAATCATCCAAGATCTAAAGAATTTATAAATGAAAATACTGAAAATACAAATTGCATAACCGCAAATTATTCTAAACAATCAAGTGATTTGCAATACATTAAAATTCAATACAACGATAAAAGATTAAATCAAACAATAGAAAAAAACGAACTTCCAAAAGGAAAGGTAAAAGCTATTGACATTTATAATAAAAAAGTTCAAGATGAATCACCTACACTTACAGAGCCACACCATAACTCTTTAAGACTATGGGATGGCTATCAGGTGAGAAAACTAACACCTCGTGAATGCTTTCGACTAATGGACTTCCCAGATACTTTTACTTGGAAGGTATCAGACTCACAAGCATACAAGCAAGCTGGCAACTCAATTGTTGTCAATGTACTTTACAAAATCTTAAAGCAATTACCGTTATGAGATGTCCAATGTGCAATGAAGAAACAATAATAGAAGGGAATCATACATATGAAGAGTATGGAATTGATGACCAAATTGGTTGTGTATACAATATGACTTGCTGCAATGAGGATTGTGATGTTGAGTCAATAATAATATATACAAAATCTTAAAACAACTACCGTTATGAGATGCAAGAACTGTAAGGAGAAGTTTGAACCTATCCGCTTCAATCAAAAATACTGCTTGAACAAGATGTGTGTTGATGCTTGGGTACAGGAAGCCACTATAAAAAACTGGCAAAAGAAGAAAAAGCAGATGAAAGCAGATTTAGAGACAGTACAAGACCTTGTCAAAGCCGCACAAATGGTATTCAACAAGTACATTAGAGAACGAGATAAAAACGAACTATGCATCTCTTGTAAGCAAATACCTAAAAAGGTTAATGCTGGACATTTCTACAACGCTAACAATCATTGGAATGTGCGATTTGATGAGGATAACGTTCACGTTCAATGTGAGAGATGCAATAGCTTCTTATCAGGTAATCTAATTGAGTATAGAGCTAACCTACTAACTAAAATCGGAGCTGAAAGATTTAGTCAACTTGAAGCCAAAGCAAGGGTAACACGAAAGTTTACAAAAGACGAACTAAAAGAATTGATAAAAAAATATAAAGAAAAGTACAACGAATTGAAATAATCTATATTTTTGTATAAATAATTAATTAAACGCTATGAAAAATTTACTTAAAATTCAGGCAGAATTAAAATGCCCAAAAGGTTCTTTTAACTCATTTGGTAAATACAAATACCGAAGTGCAGAGCAAATTCTTGAATCACTAAAGCCATTGCTATTAAAACACGAAGCAATCTTAACTTTAACTGATGATATTGTAGCAATAGGAAACAAGCTATTTTTAAAGGCTACTGCGATTATTTCTTTTGAAAAAGGAGAAGTAGAAGTTTGCGGTTTTGCAGAGCTTGGAGAACACAAAGGAATGTCATCGGAGCAATGTACTGGAACTGCATCTAGCTACGCTCGTAAGTACGCTCTTAATGGTTTATTCTTAATTGACGAAACTGAATCTGACCCCGACTCAAAAGACAACTCAAAGACGGAAAAGAAACTACCAGCTATTGATCAAAAGAGATTCAGCGCAGCGGTACAAGCTATTGCTAAAGGTGAGTTTACCCGTGAGAAGCTAGAAGCCTCATTTACATTAACGGAAGGTCAAATCGATATCTTAAACGCTCTATGAAGGCTCTCAAAATTAGGTGTAGTGCCATCGGGAAACTGATGGCCACACCACGCTCTAAAGGTGAGTTCTTATCTCAAACTGCCAAGACTTACATTCACGAGTTAGTATTAGAACACAAATACGGCATTAAGAAGGAGTTTTCAAGCCGTTACACGGACAAAGGCATTCAAGTTGAAGATGAGTCTATCTCGTTGGTCAATGATGTCTTAGATGTCAAATTTATATACAAGAACGAAGAGCATTTTACAAACGATTGGATAACTGGCACACCTGACGTAAACACGGAGGATGTATTGTTAGACGTCAAAAGCTCTTGGGATGCTACTACCTTTCCGTTTTTTGATACCGAAATCCCTAACAAAGACTACTTCTATCAACTTCAAGGATATATGTGGCTTACTGGCAAGACTCAATCAATGCTTTGCTACTGCCTTGTAGATACTCCAATTGAAATGGTAGAGGATGAGATCCGCAGAGTGCATTGGAAACTTCACAAACTTGACGAGGATTTAGATTTACGAGAAGAGGTGGAGAGTAAGCATCAGTTTTCACACATTCCAAAGAACCGAAGAGTTAAAGTTTTCTACGTACAAAAAGACGAACAGGTAATCGACCAAATCAAAGAGAAGATAGAGCTTTGCCGTGAGTATTACAACGCATTAATTAAATTCCTATGAAAGAGCTTATGATAAAAGAAATTCTGGATAGATATGAAAAAGCTATTAATGAATTGTCATATTACAAAAGAAGAGTAGAAAATCACGAACAACAATTGAGAGTTGCTAATCGAGAAAACCAACAACTTAAAGTGAACATTCACTTACTCGAAGCAAAATTAGACGAATTTAAAAACAAAGAGCAATGAACCAGAAAGTAGAAGACCCGATTGTACTCAAAGTAATGAGTAAGTTTTATGACCGCTCACAGCGAGGAATAGAGAAATATGGCACTATGTTAACACGAACTGATTTAAGTGCGTTAGAATGGCTTAATCACGCTCAAGAAGAGGCTATGGATTTGTGTCTATACCTTGAACGACTAAAAGACGAAGTAAAAACCTTTAAACAACAAGAACAATGAAAGAATTAACTAAATACCAATTAAAAATAATTGAAGCACTTAAATTAGGTGCTATATTACAATCTAATGAGGGTAAAGACTATAAAACGTGGCTTATTTAT